ACCGCGGAGCCCGCGAAGGCTGCGGCCTGTTGCTCCTGCTCGCGGATCCGCATCCGCTCAATGGCCTCTTGCTGGCCTTTCTCGCCGCCCGTGATGTAGCCGTAGGCGCGCTCGAGGCCCTGCGCGATGGGAACCATCGTGCCGCCTTCAAGGGCGCTGGCGACGAACTGCTTGGCCGCACCCGTTAGGCCGCCTTCCTCTTCGCGCATCCTCGCTTTGGCGAGCTCCGCATCGGCCTCGGCCTGCGTGAGCGGCACGGCACCAGGCACCGCGGCCTGGAGTTTTGCCAGGTTTTCCTCGGGGCCTTGGACAATCTGTCCGTCTGGCGTGCGAGCGTAAACGATTGCCATCACTTACCTGCCGATTTGCGAACCGGCTCGAATGCTGCGGAGGCTACGCCTGCCGTTTCGCCTGCCTGCTGGAGGATTGTGGCGCGCACGGCGTCACGTTGCCCGGCCGGGATCGCCTTGAGCGCGGTGTCGAGCTCCGCGAGGAGCTTGCCGCGCTGCTGATTGAGCCAGCGCATGTTCGCCACCGGGTCGTCGCCACCTGCGGCCGAGGTGATGCGCTTCTCTTCCTCGACGCCTGCCGCGGTGCCCGTCTGCGCCCTGCGGTAGTCGAGGATATTGGACGTACGCGTTTGCGTGAGCGCGCGCGCCCTCTCGGTAATGTCCGGCGTGATCGTCTGCACGAATCCGCGCGTCGAGCCGCCCGGCGCCGCCTCTGGGCTTCCGTATGCCATGATCGCGCCCTCCAGCGTGCCGAGGGAACGGAGCGCGCCGATCAGATCCTTCGTGCCGAGCGCGGGCTTGGCCACGATGTCGAGCACCTTTTCCACGGCCTTCGGCGGCGCCTGGCCGGGTTGCGGCGGGCCGCCCTCGTCCATGGCGCGCTTGCCGGCCTCGATTCCGAGCGCCTCCTCGACCTTGAGGCCCGATTCGAACGCCTGCTGGGCGCGCTTCTCGCGGAGGTCGCGCTGGCGCTTCGCTTCGGCGCCCGCTGCGACGGCCTGGCGCTGGCGCTCTTCCGCGCCTACCATCTGCCGCGCTGCCACCGCGCGTTGCACGCCGAGCTCGAGGTCCGCGGTCTCCTTCGCTTGCTGCGAGCGAAGCGTCTGGAGCACCTGCGCCTGCTGCGGCGTGAGGGCGCGGCCTTTGTTGCGGGCTTCCACGTCGTCGGCGAGGGCCTTGAACGTCTGCGCCTTCGCGAGCCGCCGCGCCTGCTCCGCGTCGCCAAGTAGGCCTTCGTTGCGCTGGAGGAGCTGGCCGAGCTGCGTAACCTTGCCCTTCTTCTTTTCAAGCTCGGTCTTCTGCGCGTCAATCTCGCGATCGATGCGCTGGTTAACGAGCTGCATGGCGTAGTTAGGGCCGCCCGTCATGCTCGCGCCGAAAGAGCCAAGGGCCACCGCGAGGCCTGCGAAGATACGGCCAGCCGCGCCACCGTAGGCCGCCTCGATGTCGATCTTCGAATCGTCGAGGGCCTTGTTTGCCGCGTCGAGCTTCTGCGTCGTCTCCTCGACGAGCTGCCGGCGACGCTCGCGCTCAATGGCCGCGTTCTCCTCTTCGATGCGCGCTTGATCGGCGCGTTGCGATGCGAGCTCGGCTTCGCTGGCCGCCGCGACGCGCTGCGCCTCCTGGGCCTGCTCAAGCGTCTGCACTGCGCCGGCCTGTTCCGCACCGGCTCGCGTCAGGGCCGCGCGGGCTGCGTCGGCTTCGGCCGAGCGTACGCCGTACGCGATGCGACCAAGCTCGCTCTTGGGCTGCTCGCGCTGGAAGCCTGCAAGAGCCTGCTTCGCGCCCGTCAGGTCCACGCCCATGAACGTATCGGGAACGCCGCCCGCTGCGGCGCCTGGGCGGGCCATGGCGCGTGCCGGAGGCGCTGCGGCAGGCGAAGTGGCGGCTGCGGCTACGGGAGGCGCCACGGGGCCGCCAGGGGCCGCCATCGTGATGCTTTGCATCGCGCCGCCACCTGGCCGCGGGAGCTCAAGGGACGCCAGGTCCGGCGTAACGCCGTACTGCGCGAGGACGGAGGCTAGCGGCGTCGCGCGAGGCGCGGGCGGGGCCACGGGTGCTGCGCCCAGTACGCTCATGAGAGGACCGGCGGGCTCGGCCTGCGATGCCATCGGGCCTTGGCCAAGCACTGGCATTTGCGACGAGTAGCCGCGCATGGGGTCGAAGTCGAGCGGCGAGGGAACCGGAGACATGAAACCGTTTGCCATCTTTCAACCTCCGAGAGAGCCGCCGACCTTGCCGCCGATGGCCGCGCCAGCGGGGCCGCCGACCGCGGCGCCGAGAATCGTTCCGCCAAACTGCGCCATCGAACCCATTTGCTGCTGTCGCGATGCGGCTGCGCGCTCTTGCTGGCCTGCCGCGATGCGCTGCGCCGCGAGGAAGCGGGCCTGCATGTCGCGGATCTGCTCCTGCTCAATCAGGCGTCGCTCTTCGGCTTCGCTCATGAGGCCCGTGCCGAGGGCCTGCACGCCGCGCAGGTACGCCGCTTGACGCGCCGCGGCCTCTTGCTCGAGTGCACCCATGGCTTGCGCCTGTGCCGCGCCGATCTGGCCGCCGAGGATGGCGGCTTCTGGTCCGGCTTCCCTGTTGCCGTACATGGTGCGGCCTGCCGCCATGGCGCTTGCCTGGGCTTGCTCGCGAGCGGTCTGCGTCTGGAGCAGGGCCGCGCCTCCCTCGAGCGTTCCGGCTCGTTGGCCGAGGGCCTCTACCGCGGCCACCTGCGGCGCACGAGCGGCGGCGAAACGCTCCACCGTGCCCGCCTGGAGGCCACGCAGGGCGCCGATCTGCTGCTGGTATGCCGCGCGCTCCGCTTCCTTGTCGCGGAGCTCCTGCGCCATCATGTCGCGGATTTCTTCGGGCACCAAACTGGCCGGGGGTGCTTCCTGGGCGGCTTGGCGCGGTTGGCCGAAGGTTGCGGCCTGGCGCTGCATTTCGAACGGGGAACGGGCCATCGTGATCTCCTTACCCGAAACGGCGGCGCCGCTCCTCTTCCGTCATCGCGTTGTATGCTTCCCGCGCTTGCTGGTCCTGGGCCTGTTGCTGCTGGTAGGATGCATACGCGTCATAACCGGCCGCGCCAAGCGACGCGATGCCGGAGACCGTCGCAGCCTGGCGACGACGGGCGCGCTCGGCCTCCGCGGCGGCGTACTGCTGTTGCATTTCGAGCTCGGGGATCATCAGCGCGCGCTGCGCGCCGAGGGCCTGCGCCACGTCGCCACGCTCGAGGCCCATGCGCGCGAGCTCTTGCTGGCGAAGCATCTCGGCAAGCTGGGCCTGCGCGAGCGCGTTGCGCTGCTCCTCCTGCGCCTGCACCTGGCGGGCCTCGGCCATGCCGAATTGCTGCGCCTGGCCGGCACCGAGAGCGCCGAGGGCCGCCGTCTGCGTGCCTGCCACGCCCATCTGCGAGCGGGCCGCGCCAAGCGTCGCCTGGCCGGCTTCGCGGGCCTGCTCACGAGCGGCCTCGGTTGCCACGGTAGACGGCTGCATGGCGCCGAGGATGCGGCCACGCTGCTGCTCAAAAAGCGCCGCCTCTTGCTCGCGCTGGCGCCCCGCGAGTTGCTCGCGCACGCGGCGCTGGTACTCGTCCTCGACGCGTCCGGGGTCGCCGCCGATTTCGCCGACGCCGAGCACGGTCTGCCGGGGCATCCTGCGCGTCTCCGGGGCCACCGCGCCCGCAATCGCCTTGAACGGCGCGTTTACGATGTCGAGGAAATCAGCCATCGTCGTCTCCTTACTTCTTCCGTACGTCTGGGAGGCGCCTCATGCCGCCCAGCGGGAGCATTTCAAGCGCAAGGCCGACGAGCTGGGGGCCTCGCCCGTTTGTAGCACCACTGGGCGCCGCGTCGGAGATCGTGATCTTCACCGCTTGCGTTTTTTGCGTGCCGACCTGGAGGCGCACCTGCTCGGGGTAGACCGTTGACGCGATGGGCGCGAGCTGTGCCGCCGTCCACGTACCGGTCGCAACGGTCGTGTTCTCGTCGAAGTCCACTTTGACCGTCACCGTCAAGTTATGGTCGGCGACGGAGCGGCCGAGGACCTGCGCGTAGCGAAATCGCGAGTAGTCCTGAGTGCCGGCGGGCTGGATCCACGCCGTGGATGCGGTCAGCGTGATCCATGACGTGCCGTCCTTCCAGGTCGTGCCGTCGTCCTTCACCCAATCGCCACTCGTCACGGCCAGCGCGCCGAGGTCGCGCGACCAGCACGCCGCGCCCCAAGTGCCGATGAAAGGGAAATTCGGCAGCGTCACGCGGTCAAGTGACCATTGGTCTACCTGGTAGTTGTAGACCAGGATGCCAATCGAGCCGCTGAGCGTCTCGCGCATGAAGTAGCGCACCTCGCGCTCGGCTTCGATGTGCACGACGGCTTGAACTTCATCATATCGCACGAGGCCGTTGCCGCGCGTCAGGTCCTGAATGCGGAGGCCAACCGGCACGAGGCCGAGGCGGTCGTCGATGAGGTAGAAGCGGCTGTCCGTGCCGAAGAAAAGGAGGCCGGTCGAAATGCCGACCACGCTAACGGCCTGCGTGCAGCCGATGTAATCGTGAATTTGCTCGGGCTCGCTAAGGGCGTCGCCTGCGCCGGTCTGGTCTCGGAACTGGCCGAAGGTGGCCCAGACCGAGTTTTCAGAGAACATGATGAGCTTGTCACCGAGGGCGCCCGCTGCCGTGCAGCCGGTCTCGTGCTCGAGGCGCAGCACGTTGCCAACGGCGAAGCTCGCGCCCTGGTACGAAAGCGGGGCGTTTGAATAGTACAGGCTCCGCTTGTCGTCGGAGCCGCCGACGATCATGCGGTTTTTGTAGAGCACGGCGAATCGCGACGAAGGGACGGGCACGTAGGGCAGCACGCCGCCCGTGGTGTAGAGCGTCGGCGCGTCGAGAGCCGGGAGGCCCGTGCCACCTGCGACGGCCGAATCGGTGCGCGCCACCTGGCCGTTTGCCTGCCCAACGTCGTTGGGAGCGCTGAACCAGTACCGCAGGATCGTGCCGTTCGCCTCGGTCACGTAGAAGTCGAGCTGCACGTCGTTGCGGTTCGTGTAGCTCTGATACGAGAAGTGGATCGTCCACACGCGCGGCGTGTTCGGCGCGGCCACGGAGACGTAGCGGTACGGATCCGATGGCGTCGAGCGGTGAACGTTGCCGTAGGCGTCGCGGTAACTGGCGACGCACTGCACGAGATAGTCGCCCTCGGTGAAGTCGTTGGCCGTGCCCGTGTTCGTGCCGATGATCGCGCCGATGGTCGGGCGGTCAACCAGCGTCACCTCGGCGAAGCGCTCGCCGTCCGCCTGCTGGAGAACGCCCGCGGGGAACATGGGCAACGTTGCGTAGGCGCCTGGCTGCGCGTCACCAGAGGCCCGGGCGTCGAGGCGCACGAGGCCGATGCCAAAGCCGCTGCCACCCTCGAGCGCGACCAGGTGCGGCGCATACCAGACGTTGGCAAGCTTGAAAGCCGAGGGAGGTGGGCAGGGTTGGAGGCGCGGCGCGAAGGTCTGCACGGGGCCATTGCACGCCGTCAGCGTCATTTCCTCGGTGCCCACGAGGAGCTGCGTGCCGATCACGCCAGAATAGTTGCCGGCATACTCCGTATAGGGGTCATTTGAGAGCGCCACGCGGCCGAGGAACGTCTGCTGCGACGCACCCACGACGAGCGGCAGGCGAAGGGGCCGCCGGTCCGTGCTCGGCACCGTGGCGTAGTAGTCCAGCGAGAAGAGGCGCCCCGCGGGAATGCCGTAGCTGCGCACGGTCACCGAATCCGGCGTGGTAACGTTCCCCCAACCCATTCCCACGCGCACGAGGCGGTGCGCGTAAATGAAGCCGGTGGCGTACTCGAGCTCCTCGACGAGCCCGACGATGCGGATCTCCTGCGCGTCCTTTGCCTGGTACTGGCCGACCGTCAGGCGACCAGGGATCGCAATCGAGCCGGGCACCGAAAGCGCGAGTGCGTTGACGTTGTGCGCGACGATCGCCGTGGTCAAACCGTCCATGGTCACCAGGGGCACTTGAATAGTGCCGGTCTGGTAGGGTGGCGTTAGCGCCGAGTTGAACGGGATCGCGATGCCGACCAGTGCGACGCCTTCAGAGGTCTCGGCGATGCTGAGCGCCTGGAGTGCGTTGACGCCTGCCGGTTTTAGGTCGTCGTTGGCCGTCGACGTGATCGTCGTGGTGGAGACGGTGAAGCGTTCGACACGGATCGCGGCTGCCGAAGTGTTGTACTGCGCAAAGAAGAGGCCGTCCGTGTAGACCTTGCACACGTCCCACGGGCACACAGGCCGGTAACGAGCCTCGGGCACGGTCGCGTAGGCCGTTGCGTCGAAGTAGTCCACGCTCGTCTGGCGAGTCGTTGCGGCCGGCGTGGCCACGAGCGCGAGACCTGTCGCTGCATACGAGAACAGGTAAAACTGCGCCGTCGCGACGCCCGCGGCCGAGTTGTACGCAGCGGCGACCACGATACGGCTGAGCGTTGGGTAGACGATGAGCTTCGGATAGACGCGCGCGGTGTTCGCACCAGGGGTGCCGAGGCCTCCGCTCCAGCTCTGCGATACCTCAGAGACCAAGGCGAACGTTTGGGCATCATACTGCGAGAGCGTGAGCGTGCTTGGGCTTCCGATGGAGCTTGAGCGCGTGACCTTCACGACGAAGAAGAAGCCTTCCGCCGCGCCGTAGTCCACGCATTCGTCGATGTTCCCCGCGTTGCCGTCGAGCACGATCACGTCGCCGATCACGTCGGAGGCCGGCCCGGTCGTCGTCCAACCGTTCGTCGCCGAGGTCGTGCTCGGCGTATACTGACGCGCCACGCGTCCGCACTCATTCGCGATACGGGCTCCGCTTGGGTACAGGTGCGCCCAGTTGTCGAGCGTGTTGTCTCGCGCGCGGTCGATCACGACGGTTTGCGCCGCCGCGCCGTAGGCCGCGATGGGGTCGCCTGCGTCGGCCGTGCCGCCGCTTGCCTTCGGCGGGTCCACGGGCTGGTAGCCCGTGCGCTTGCGCACGCTGCCCACGCGCTCGAGGCGCCCGTTCACGAGCTCGGAGAGCTGCGATGGCGGGACGCGCCACGCGTCCATGCTCTGGTCGATGCCGCCGCCGAAGTCGGCTCGAACGATAACGCCTTGACCGGGTTTGCTCTGCTCTGCCATGGCGTCACCATACCCAAATCTTCAGGCTGCACCCGGCCTGAACGTCAAACTGTACGCTACGCTCGTCCTCGCTGCGCGTGCGCGCAATGCGGTGGATGCGGTGGTTTCCGTCCACCTGGCAATCGACCACGACGAAGCCCTCCACCGGCCGGCCGAGCGTATGCGGGAACGTGTACGTGCCCGCGGCGGGGAACGTGAGTAGCTCGTTTCGGCTCCCGGTGCCGGTCGGCACGGTCAGGAGCTGCCCGCTGCCGAATGGCACTTGCTGCAAATCGTTGATGGCCTTGACCACCTCGTTCATGCGCGTGAAGCCCATCTGGCTCTGGCGCTGGGCGTCCGTTGTCGCGGCCTCGTCGGTGCGCAGCACGCGCGTCGGCACGGTGCGCAGCGTCGTAACGGTCTTGCCGACGAGCTCCGGGCGGCCGGTTAGTGGCTTTGCCATCGGTCAGGGCCGCGGGAGGAAGCGCGAGGGATCGGCGTCGTAGTAGTTGCCGCGGTATACGTCCGTCACGCGCTCGGTATTCTGCGTGGCGCGGAACGGCGCCAGGCGATCGATGCGCTGGCCAAGGCTGCTCACGAAGGAGAGCGCGAAGCTCGGGTCGACCTGCTCCTTTTGCTGCACGTAGGCGACCGCGCGCCATACGGCGTACTCCTCCCAGCCGTCCACGCCGTCGAACGCGTCCGCGTCGAGCACGAGACGCGCGCACGCTGGGATGTACCAGTGCCGCACCGTGTAGCCGCCCGTGGGGGCCGGCAGCAGGCTGAGGTTGTCCTGGATGATGCGGAAGGCCGCGGGCACGCCAGGATTGGGCGTACTGGTACCCAGGAGCGCCGCGCGCTCGTGGAACGAATACGAGCCCAGGCGCATGCGCGAGCCGCCGTAATCGAGCTCCACGTACAGCGTCTGGTAGTGGTCGGACGGCAGCGCGTAGGTCTCGCTGCCGGTCGTCGCGATGGTCTGCTCCTTCGCGTAATATTCCTGGCCGCGCGAGCCGATCAGCCGGTCGTAGAGCTCCGCGAGGCTCTGGTTAATGTACTCGTTAATCTCCGAGTCCGAGACGAACTGGTTACCAACAAGGTCGGCACGCAGCCGAACATCTGAGCGCATTTGTCCAAGCGTTCGACTGCGTGCCATCCTTACCTCACTCCGAGCAGGCCATGACGAACGCCTCGAGGGCGTCGGCGAGGGCTTCCTTGTCTCCGTCCTTGATCGCGGTCATCACGTCCGCGGCCAGGGCCTTCTTTTCCTCGGCGTAGTTCTCGGAGGCCGGGGCCTCCTCCTCGTCGTCCATTCCGCCCTTCGGCCCGCGGCCGAGAGCGATAAGAAGCGCGGGCTTCTTCATGGTCAGACCTGCGAGTTCTTGAGGATGAGCGTGAGGTTGATGCGGTTGTTCGCATCGGCGGCCACGTCCGCAAGGCCGGGGCTGCTGATGTCGAACACGCGCACGACGATGGTGCGCGCGTTGAGATCCACCGTGCCAATGTTCGCCACCACTTTGTCATCCGACGTGGCGAGCTGAAGCGTCGCCGTGCAGGAGAGAAGTGTAGGATACACATCGGCGAGCGTGACCGTGAAAAGACCGACGTTCGTGCGCGCGACGCTTGCAACGCCACGGCCACGAATGGAGGCTTGATCGACTGCGCTCGTGCCGTTAGGCGCGAACGACACACCGAGTACGACGACGCCCGGATCGGCGGCGCCCAGGAGCTGAACGAAAGAGCGGGCGGCCATCTGGGTTGTCCTCAGTAGGTGGTGGTCGCGAGGTAGTTGAAGCCGCGACCGTTGAAGGCCGGGGCGCGGCAGCGGAGGTTCGCGTAGCTGCCGATGCGGATCTGATACGCGTCGTCATCCGAGACGCGGAGGATCTGCTGGTTGTCGTAATCGAGGATGTGCGGCGCCGCGTTGAGCGAGAAGAGGTCCCACGAGTCGAGCTGGAGCGCGAAAATCTGGCTCTGCGGGAACGTTGATGTCGGAGACGCACTTGACCGGGCCGGCGTCGCCCATGAGGGTCACGGCCTGGAAGCCGATTTCCGCGTCTTCGATGCTTACGGCGCGGTCGTAGACCGTACGCGAGCCAAGGAACTTCACGAGGCTCGCGAAGTCGCGCGGGTTCAGGAAACAATGGTCCGGGCGGCCGCCCTCGGCGTTGATGTCGCTCGCGAGCTGGATGATCGCCTCGTCCGGCGCCGCGCCCGTGCAGTCGAGCGAGTTGCCCGCGAGGCTGGTGCGGTCGGTCGTGCGGGTCACGCCGTAGATCGCCGCCTGGAGCTGCGCACCAGCGTTGGCGCCCGTGACGGTGCCGGCCTGCGAGCCCGCGAGCCACTGGGTCACGCCCGTAACCACGCGGCTGTTCGTGAAAACCGTTGCGTCGTTGGTGGACTGCGTACGGTCACCAAAGCGGCTGATGTACTGGCCACCCGAGACGCCCGTGTTGCTCGAGAGCGTGATGGTGCCCGCCTTGCGGTCCACCGCGGTGACGAGGTACGGCACCGTGTTCGTGGAGTTGACCGGCGTGTCCATGAGGAACGACGACGAGGACCAAAGGGTCACCTGCTCGCCGAGGTCGAAGTTGAACGCATCCGAGGGCGTCGAGAGCGTCACGACGCTGCCCGAGATGCTGCCGACCTTGCCGGCCCACGCGCAGCCGTCGCGGAAGAGGTTGCGCGCGAGCGAACGCATCGCCGTCATCATGGCGAGGTCGATGGTGTCCTGGAAAAGGTCGACCATGGCGCCCTCGTCCATGACGGCGGCCTTCATGGCCTCGCCGCTGATCGTCGCGAGCGAGTAGTCCGTCTTGCGGGTCAGCGTGAAGGTCTTGTAGGTGTCCGAGTAGGACGTGGAGAGCTCGTTGCTCGCCTTCGCCGCGCTGAACAGCGCCGAGCCGCCCTGCGTGGTGTTGATGGTGAGCGGCACTTCGACGCTCTTGCCGACGAAGTTGGTCTTCTTCGCGAGCATGGCGAAGAAGGGGTTGGTCTTCCGGAGCTCACGGGGAACCGTGTAATCCGGGTAGAGGAACTTGATGATGTTGGTAGCGGTAGAAACGTCCAAAACGGCCATGTGAGACTCCGAAACAGGCGAGAGGGTGGTGAGGTCTCCCGCCTCGGAGAATCAGCCGCCGAGTCTGCCGGCCTTGAAGAGCTGCGCCACGTAATCCTTCCGGGCGTCGCGTGACATGCCGCGGAGGTCCGGGCTCGCCGTGCTCTTCTCGCCGGCCCTAGCGGTGCTCAGGGTGCGGGAGGTTCTCGGCTTGCCTGCTGCGGGGCCGTTGCCCGGTGCCGCGGCAGTGCTGGCGCCGCGTCGAGCTTCGCGCTCGCTGACGTGACGATACTCCTCGCTTGCCAGGTAGTCCAGCGCCTCGGCAATCTCTTGCAGGGTCGGCACCTTGCCGGTCTGCTTGTAGTACTGCTCCTGGAGCTGGTAGGCCTGCGCCTTCACGAGCTCCGGGTGCAGCTCGGCACGCGCTGCCAAGAACGGGAACTGCTCCTCCTGCTTGGCCATGCCGAAGAACTCGGCCTCGGCCTTCGCGCGGGTCTGCTCCATCTCGCGGGCCGTCTGGCCGCGGCGGTAGTCCTCGAGCTCCTTCCGCTGCGCCTCGAGCGCCTCGCGGAGCTCACGAAGCTGCGCATCCGGCGTGCCCTCCATGGCCGCACGTTCCGTCAGGTCGCGCAGGTCCACGCCGAGCTCCTTGAGCCCGGCCAGCGGGTCTTTCGCGATGGCCTCGCGAGCCCGGCGAAGCTGCTCCACCTCGCGGCGCTCCATGTCGAGGCGCATGCGGTCGCGCTCGATTTCCATGCGCTGCGCCTCGGCCTCGCGGCGCATCCGGTTCGCCTTCTCGCGCGCGCGCACCACGGCCGCGAGCCGCGGCTCGTCGTCGGCCTCCTCGGTGGCCTCTTGCTGCGCCTCTGCGCCACGCAGGAGCGTCGGCGCTTCGTCCACGGCCTCGCCGTCGTCCTCGGCCTCTTCGGCCTCCTGGCGGGGCTCCGGCGCGGCCTGCGGGGCCGGTGCGGCCTTCGCGGGCTTCTGCGCGGCCTTGAGCGCGTCGAGGGCTGCCCTTCGGCGGTCTGCGCGGTCGTCTCCGTTGGTGCCGACGAACTGGGCCGCCTGCTCGGTCTGCTGCGAGCCGGTGGCGATGGGTGCGGTCATTTCGATCATGGGGTCTCCGCTAGGCTAGTGCGGGTGCCTGCCCGGCGAGCTGCGCCAGGTCAGGCGGGAGGCCCGCGCCGCCAGGAGCGGCGGGCGGGGCTGGAGGCTGGGACGCGGCTTGCAGGTCCTGCGCGCTCTGGATGTACCGGCGCAGGAGCTCGAGGGCCACGGGGTCGGCGTCGTTCAGGCGCGCGAGGTTGTAGGCCTTCACGCCGCGCTGGAGGATCATCGCCAGGTTGTCGAACGGCTCCGCGATGATCGGCACCTGGCGCACGAGGATCGCCTCGATGTTCCGGTCAATGATCTGGAGGTCGGAGAGGTCGAGATCCGTCTCGGCCTGGAGGTCGGGCAGGTCGAGCACTTCACGGAACTGCGGCACCGTGAGTGCGCCGAGCTGGAGGAGCTTCTCGGCCTGGTCGATGCGCGCGGCGAAGTCGCGGGCGAACTGGCTCGTCGGCATGACGCGGATCTCGTACTCGTCGTCATCCATGGCCACGTCGCGCCAGCGGATCGTCTGGGCGCGGCCCTTGCCCATGACGCGCACGGCGAACTTCGGGTTCTCCTCGGCCACGACGGCGCACGCGCGGATGGCGAGCTTGGCGATCTCGACGTGCCACGAGGCGAACGCGCGGTGCATGGCCAGGAAGCCCTCGGCCTCCACGTCGTCGAGCGTCTGGAGCGCGATGCCGCTCGTGACGCCGCCCGGCTTCTGGTTCGCCACGCTCATCGCCGAGGCGCCCGACATCTCGGTCATCATTGGGCCGAGGTCGGTGAAGTAGCGGTACAGGTCCGGCGCCACGGCCGGCGGGCTGAACGGCTGAATCTGGCCCGGGTTCGCGCGCCAGATTGTACCGGGCTCGTTCGTCATCTGCTCGGTCGAGAACTCCACGCCCGGCGCCACGATGAAATGCGCCGAGCTCATGATTCGGAACGTGCGCTGGAGCTTCGCCGCGGTGAACTCGAGCTCGCGCTGGATGGGAAGCAGGAGCTTGGCCACCGGCACCGGGAAGAAACCGACCGGCGGCGCGTAGAAGCGCAGCACGGCCACGGGGAACGTCGGCTCCGTCCACTCTTCGGAAAGGAGCTCGTGGCCTTCAATCGCGATGATGTGCCGCCCTGGCTTGTCCTCGGTGCCGAGGCTCCAGGCCTCGACCACGCGCACGGCGTCGGGGTTGTAGGTGCTCGTGAGGCGCGTGCTGCCGACGTTCGACGGCATCGGCGCAGCCATGATGGCCGATTCGCTCTCGGGAAACATGTCCGCGAGGGCGCCGCGGTCGAAGTCGTCCACGTAGTAAATGCGGCGAGGCATGCCGCCGTTGCACTCGGCGTCGCGCAGGTGCAGGCACCACGGCTTGAGGCGCTCGAAGTTGACGCGGCCCGCGTCCGGCGTGACCTTGAGCGCGGCGAAGCCGCAAAGGAGCGCATCGCGCACGCCGAGGTCGGCGATTTCGTCCATGCGCTCGGTCGCGAGCAGGCCTTCGAGAAAGAGCGAAAAGCCCTTAGCCTTCGCGCGGGTCGAGTAGTCGCCGCCCGTGCTCACGGCCTGCGGGAGGATCTTGTTTCGGATGATCTTCGCCTGCACCGTGTCGAGGATGCGCCGGTACTTGTTGGGCGTGAGCACCTCCTCGTCCACGCGGCGGTACGGGCTGCCGCGGCGGCCGTTGGTCGGCAGCTCCACGTCGTAGGCTTCGAGGTAGCGCGCGTAGGCGTCGAGGCGGCTCTCGCTGTTCGTCTGGAGCTCGCGCACGGTCGCCCACACGCCTTCCAGCGCCTGCTTGCCTTCGAGAGCCCACCATCTGATCGATTGAGTCGCCATCACCATCTCCGTTTTTGCTGCGACCGTCGCGCGGCCTCGTCGGCTGCGCGTTCCAGGCGAGCCGCTTCCGCTTCGTACCATGAGTCAGTGCCGCGTTCATGCGGCGCTGGCCGCTTGTCGGGAATGTGCTGCGCCGTGGCCAGCATGAGGCTCGGCACGAAGTCGCAGTGCCGGCCGTCGCCTCCGGTCGGCAGGTCGAGCCGCACGCCTTGCATGGTCGTGGTGCGCTTCGCTCTGAGCACGTCCTCGCGCAGCACCGGGTGCGGGTGCATCTCCAGCCGGCCCTCGAGCAGGTCGGCTCGGAACCGTGCGGCCTGCTCCCACCGATCACGCGCGGGCGTCATGCGCGGGTACAGCGTCAGGCCGTGTTGCTGCGCGAGCTCTTGCAGCGGGTCGGCGCTCCACTGGTCGCACCAGACCGTGGCCACGCGGTAGCGCGCCGCGATGGCCGCAATCTCGCGCAGGATCTCGGAGGCCGAGAGCGGGGCGTTCCTCGAGCCCACCCACTCGCGCGCGAGGTCCACGCGGCGCTTCTCGCCCTGGCGGCTCATGACGATGAGCGTCCACGCGTTGCCGCGCGTGCCGGCGTCCATGGCCGCCACGTACGAGCGCAGCGGGTCGGCCTCGAGGTCGCCGGCCTGCCTCGTCGCCGCCGCGAGGGCGTCCGGTGGCACGAGCGCGCTCTCGGGTGCCGCAAACTCGGCCGCGCAGTCCACGCGGAACGCGTCCGGGTCGCTGGCGCGGAGCTCGTCCATGCGCTCGGGCGTCCAGTACACCGGATTCATCGCCCAGCCGGGAGCGCGCACCACAACGCGCTGCGCCGTTGGCTTGCGCCAGTCCTCTTGCACCTGTTCGAAGATCGGCCCGAAGGGCGCCCATGGGCTGCCGATGGATATGAACTGCGCGCCGGGTCGCAGGCGCCCGAGGATAACGCGGCGCGTTTCGTCGAAGTTCGCCACCGCTTCGCCTTCACCGGCCATGCGAGGCGCCTCGTCGACGATAACGCCGGCCATCCAGCGCGCGATGAGGCTCGAGCCTGCCCGCTTGCCTGCCACGGTGCAGATTTCGATGGGCCGGCCTGACGGGTGGAAGAGCTTGAGGCTGTCGGCCTTCGGCTCCTCCACGAGGAGCTCGCGGAGCACCGGAGAGGCCAGCACGGTGCCCGTCAGGTGCTGGTGCGCCACCTGCGCGAGGTCGAGGTCGAGGCTCAGGATCGGCACGCGCGGCACCTCGCCATGGCCGAGGCCTTCGAGGTCGACCGTCTGCGTCATGCGGATGGCCGCCGCTGCGGAGAGCATGGTCTTCGCGGAGCGGATGGCCGCAACGATGGTTACCTCACGAGGCCTGACGCCCACGAGCGGCGCCACGTCTCCCACGGCCTCGCGGAGCTCAGGCGTCGATGGGTCGAGCCGCGGGTCTCCGTCCACGAGGCGCGCGAGCTGGCGCTGGAGCGGCGTCGCCGTCTCCAGACCGAAGCCCAGCCGGTGCGTCAGCAGGCTCTCCAGTGAGCCCAGCACCTCGCTCCTCTGGTGCTGCCAGTACGCTCGAAGCAGAGGGGAAGCGGCAGTGCTCGACGCGCGACCACGGGAGGAGCGTGCAGCCATCGCCGACCGCATCACGAATCAGCACCCCAAAGGCCGAGCACGTCACACGCGAGACGGGTACGCGGATCGTTTCCATCATGCGCCCGTCGATGTGAACTCCCGACACCAAACGAATCAGAGCTTCCACGAATCACCTCCAAGCGCAGGCGCGCGCCGATACCGTTGCGCCTCGCGTCTTTGCTGACGAAACAGAACCACGAGACGCCGCCGATCGCAGCGGCCCAGCCGAGAAGCGTGTCCTCGTCGGTCTCCGAGCACGCCACGACGATATGCGAAGCGTTCAGCATCGCCCGCACCGTCAACGCGAGCTCCTCGCGGTCGACGCCGCGCACGAAGCGGGGCGCCTGCTTCAAGGCAGTGGCGGCTACGTACGCCGCATCGCTCTCGCGAGCTGGCCGCACCCGAATCATTCCGCGGTGCCCGTCGCAACGTGAGAAGCGCGCTCGCGTCGCGCCTTCTCCGCGATGACCATGCGCTCGAGCTCCTCGAGGGGAATGGCGTCCACCTGCGCCTGGGCGGCCTGCCGGGCCTCGCGCTGCATGCGTTCCCACGAAAGGTCACGTCGGCCCCAGCGGGTCACGTACTTACGTTCCAGAAGCCACGCGGCCGCTTGCCAGTGATCGCCTGCCGCCTTGCGAATTGTCGCGACAAGTGAGGCCTCGGCCTGCGCTTCGGCCTGCTTTACTTGCTCCAAAAATTCCAGGTAAGCGGGCTCCCCACGCTTGCCTCGGTTTATCCAGTCGCGCAGCGTTTCGTCACTGATGCCGGCGAATTTGCAGGCCGCCACGCGATAATTGCCAGCGCGAAGCGCGCTAAGAATCTTCTCGCGCGTCTCGGGCGTAAACATGCTCGGTCGGCCTGGCTTTCCCATGTCAGAACGGCACCGGGCCGGAGGATGGCCCCTTGGCACGCTGGCGCGCCACGCGGCGGTTTGCGGCCTCGAGGCGCTTCTCGGCCGCGGTCTTTCCGCCGGCCCTGCCCTTCTCCGATCCAGTCTTTCGGTTGGCCATG